GGATAAGTTCGCGAACGAGAACTTCTTCGACATGGAATACGTGAAGTGGAACGGTAGGTACTGGGCCGTTAAGCAGGTCGAGATCCGCCAACGGCCTCGAATGGTCATTCGAATCGGAGAGATCTACAATGGTCCTAGAGCGACGTCTTAAGCTTCACGCAATTCTTGTTGGGGTACTTGGCGACAAAAACCGGGTATATTTCCAACCCAAAGAGGGTCAGAATCTACAATACCCGGCAATCGTCTACAACATCGACTCGTCGAAAGTCGAGTTTGGTGACAACATCCCCTTCAGGATGAATGACCGATACCAGATCACTTACATCGATCGGTCCCCCGACAGCGACATCCCCAGGAAGATTCAACAACTTCCGATGACCAGGTTTACGTCATATTTTGCATCTGATGGCCTGAATCACTACAATCACTCAACGTACTACTGAGGAGAAAACAATGGCACAATTGGTATGGGATAAGGCCGAAGATCGAATCTTCGAGCTTGGCGTCGATCGCGGCGTCTTCTTCCCCAAGGATGGAGATGACTATCTCCCCGGTGTGGTCTGGAATGGCCTCATCAACGTCACCGAGAAGAGCGCTGGAGGTGAGGACAACAAGCAGTACGCGGACAACATGGTCTACGCGAACATCCGCTCCCAGGCGGAGTTCGAGGCTTCGATCGAGGCCTTCACCTACCCCGACGAGATGTCTGAATGCGATGGATCTGCCCAGGCTGAGCCTGGTGTCTTCGTCGGACAGCAGCTCCGCAAGCCGTTCGGTCTCAGCTACCGCACCAAGATCGGCAACAACAACGACAATCTCGACTTCGGTTACAAGGTCCACCTCGTGTGGGGCGCCACCCCGGAGCCGACCGAGAAGTCTCGGGACACCATCAACGACTCGCCAGAGGCGTCGACGTTCACCTGGGACATCAAGACCGAGAGGGTCCCGGTCGTCGGCCTCCAGCCGACCGCACACATCTGGGTCGACTCCACCAAGGCTACTGAGGCGCAGATGACTGCGCTCGAGACGATGCTGTATGGTGACGAGACCGAAGAGCCTTCGTTCCCGACCCCCGACGCCGTTCTGGCGCTCTTCACTGGGGCCTGATAGCTGAAAAGGAGTAGGAATGCTCGAGATTGAGATTCCGGAAACGGAAGTCTTCGACGAGAAGACATCTAAGTTGTACAAGCTTCCGGCAGTAAGTCTTCGTCTCGAGCATTCCCTCCTCAGTCTGTCAAAATGGGAGGAAATGTGGGAAACCCCGTTCCTCTCGAACACGAAGAAAACCACAGATCAGCTCGTATCCTATCTCAAGCTGATGTCGGAAACCCCTCTCGAAGATTCGGTACTTGCTCGTTTCACAAACGAGAACTATAAGAAGCTCAACAACTACCTGAACGCCAAGCACTCCGCAACATGGTTCAGCGATGAAGGGTCGACGACCGGCGCCAAGCAAACGGTCACGTCGGAACTCATCTACTATTGGATGACGGCATTCAACATTCCGTTCGAATGTGAGAAATGGCCCCTCGCCAGACTGATGAACCTCATCAAGATCGCACAGATCAAGAACGACACTGACCAGAAGAAGTCTGGTCGACCGAAGTCGCAGATGCTCAGCGAACGAGCAGCGCTAAACGCAAAGCGTCGAGAAGAAATGAAGAGTAAGGGGTAGACAATGACTGAACATCTCGAGTGGAACCCCACTGCCACATGGGACAAGGCGGCCCAAAAGAGGTTCTCCGCTGGCGTGGACCGAGGAATGCTCTACCTTGATGGGGTTGGGGTACCGTGGTCCGGATTGACTGCGGTCAATCGTAGGAAGCACGATGGAGAGACCCGAACGAGATACCTCGATGGTCGGATCTATCGAATAGACACGACCCCAAGCGATTATGCGGCAACCATCAATGCATACACTTACCCCGATGAATTTGACCAATGCATAGGTAACGGGCGCCCTTCTGGTGAAAACGGCCTAACCATCCATGGACAGATGTCTAAGCCGTTTAGCTTCTCGTATCGAACCCTCGTCGGAGATGGCGATGGAGTAGACCGACACTACAAAATTCACCTAGTATACGATGCTATGGCTGACGAGTTGGACTACGAATACGCTACGATGACCGAAACGACGGACCTCACACCCTTCAGTTTCGACATCGTCGGAGTCCCAGTCGATGTCGAGGATTATCGACCCACGTCATATTTCTCGATCGATTCTCGGGAAGTCGATCCGGTGGTCCTTCGGGAATTGGAACACGTTCTCTATGGCAAGGCTGGAGCACAGCCTTTGCTACCCTACATTGAGGAAATCCGGGAATATTTGGGAGGTTAGGTTCGAATGTCCAGGTCATTCACAGTTTCTGGATCGTTCAAGAACCTGCAAGCATTCCTAAAGCGTATGACTCTGGGGGAGAACTTCAGATCCCTCGACGCACATGCCCAAGACGGTGTTGCAGCCCTGCAAGCGCATACTCCGGTCGACTCTGGTATCACGGCCAACAGCTGGGACTACGAGATAATCGACGATGGGGTGGATCTCCAGATTATCTGGAGTAACTACAACGTGAACAAGGGCGTCAACATCGCCATCATCCTTCAGTACGGTCACGGTACCGGAACGGGCGGCTACGTAGCAGGCCGCGACTACATCAATCCTGCTATACAACCCACGTTCGACAAGATCTCCGATAGAGTTTGGAAGGCGGTGACCTCCGCATAATGGCTAGCATTGACGAGCGCGTCGTAGAAATGAAGTTCCGACGCGAAGATTTCCTCAAGGGAACCCAAGAAACTCTGAGCGCTCTCGGGCGTCTGGAGGAAGGACTGCTCGGTGCCGGAGGCATCGGGGAAGCAGTTAATGGCCTGGCCCGCAGGTTCAGCACCGTCGGTACCGTTGGTATTGGTGCGCTCTTCGCTCTCGGCGGAGCCGCTGTGAATGCCGGTGCCAAGTTGATGAACAATGTCATCGACCCGATCTTCACCGGAGGCAAGAAGAGGGCGCTCAACCTCGAGCAGGCCAACTTCCAGCTCATGGGCATCCTAAAGAACTCCGACGACGTTGCTGCTGTCATGGAGAACGTGAGTTATGCCGTTGACGGCACTGCTTACGGTCTAGATTCAGCAGCAATCGCGGCAGCACAGTTTGCTGCCTCGGGTATGCGTGCTGGCGACGACATGGCGAACGCCCTGAGGGGTATCTCTGGTGTCGCCGCTATGGCAGGCTCCTCCTACGAGGACGTCTCCAGCGTCTTCACCAAGGTTGCTGGCCAGGGTCGCCTCATGGGTGATGACCTCAACCGACTGGCTTCGCGCGGCATCAACGCGGCCGCCTCGATGGTCGACTACTACAAGGCCACCGGTAAATTCGCGGACATCACGGAAGCGGAACTTCGCGACATGGTGTCCAAGGGCCAGGTCTCCTTTGCGGACTTTGCCGATGCGATGAACTCCGCTTTCGGTGAGCACGCTACCGCGGCCAATGAGACTTTCACTGGCTCGCTCAGTAACATCAAGGCGGCTCTCGCTCGAATCGGTGCTCCGGCATTTACGATCGAGCATGAGAAGATGCGTCGAGTGTTCAATGCTCTTCGACCGGTCGTGAACGCCTTCCAGAAGTCGCTCGGTCCCGTATACGAGACGTACGAGCGTCTCTACGCAATCCCCATGGCGGAAGCATTCGAGAGGTGGGGGAAGAAGCTCGAATCGGTTGACTTCAAACCCCTCGCCAAGACAATGTCACAGTTGCTCGTAATCGGAAGCACTCTGAAGAACGTCATCGGTTCGTGGGTCAAGCCGATTTCCGACGCATTCTCAGTCATATTTGCGGACGCTCCCTCGGGCAGCTGGATGGAATCTGTCGGTAACTTCCTCGATGGGTTTAATCGCGACCTCGGAGGACTCGCGGCTACTGAAGAGCAAGCCGATAGCGTTCGAGAGACGTTCATCAAGGTGTTTGAGGCGGTAAAGGGTTTTACCGACTTCGTTTCAGGTGCCTTCGAGTTTATTAAGCCGATCGTAAAGAGCCTTTGGGATACTTTCCTAGAGGGAATCGACTTTGTGGTGGCAGCATTCGACGAATACCTTCGCCCCTACATCGAGGAAGCGTTCGAGTATCTCTTTGGTCTGGAATCCCCCCTCCGACAGTTCTGGGATACTTTCCGAGCCGATGTGGAAGAGTCTGGTTCTGTTCTGGAGACGCTCGGTACATATTTTAGGGATCTCTACGACAAGTATGTGGCCCCTGCTATCAAGTCCCTGGAGAACTTCAAGGACGTCCTCATCAGTATCAAGGATGAGGGTTTCACTGGACTTCGAGAAAAGATCAAGGAAGCATTCGCCCCGCTTGAAGACCTGTGGGTCTGGATCGGATCGGTCAAGGAGCGGATGAAGGAATTCTTCATCGGTGTCGAAAACCCCCTAGGAGGCATCAAGGCAGAGTTCCCGAGCGTTGGCGAATGGATCAAGACGCTCGTTATCTGGATCATCGATGGCTTCAAGGAAGCCGAACCAGTTCTGGGCGAAATGTTCACGTCCATCAGTGACTTCTTCCGAAATCTCGGAACGATGATCGGTGACTTCATGTCGAACGTCACACTGGAGGACGCGGCCCTCATCAAGGAGATTATTGGTGAGATCGTCCTAGGCATCATGCTCTTCAAGACGATTCAGAGCATCAAGGGCGTGTCCGACAGCATCTCTGGGTTCTTTGGAACACTTTCCGGTACCCTTACCGAATTCAATAATCGAGCAAAACAGGCTACCAAGGGCAACACATTCCTCAAGATTGCCGGAGGACTTCTCATCATCGCAGGCGCTCTTTGGCTCATGTCCACGATTCCTGCGGATAAGCTGCTCACCTCAGCAGGAGTGCTAGGCATTCTTGGCGGCGTCATCATCGGATTCATGTTCGCCCTCGACAAGGTTGATGGCGCGACTCTCGCGAAGGCAGGATTTGGCCTTGGCCTGTTCTCGTCTGCGTTGTTCGGACTCGCCGTGACGATGGTCTTGCTCGGAATGATCCCATATGAGACTCTCGAACAGGGTATGATCACCCTCGGGCTCTTGATGGCCGCAATGGTGATCGCAGGAGCAGTGCTTGGGAAGTGGGCGACAGACATGCCCGCAACTGCATTTGGTCTCGGACTACTCGCTGGCGCCCTAACCCTCCTGATCATTCCGATCAGACAGCTCGGCGAGATGCCATACGACGTACTGGAACAGGGTATGGGTGCGCTCGGACTGATGCTTGGTGCTTTGGTTATCGCTGCGGTCGTCCTTGGCCAGGCTGCTCCAAATATGATCCAGGCGGGTATTGGTCTCGCGGTGATTGCAGGAGCCCTTACTCTTATGATCATCCCGATCGAAAGACTCGGCGAGATGCCGTATGAGCAGATGAATCAGGGACTCCTCGCAGTGGCGCTCGCTTTGGGTATCCTCCTTGCAGCAGCCATCATCATGCAACCCCTTGGGGCGGGTGCTGCAGGTGTCGTAGCCTTGTCTGCGGCATTGGTCATTCTCGCCTTCGGGATCAAGACCCTCGCAAGTGTACCGTTCGGAGCGGCGGCGCTCGGTCTGACCGCCCTTGCTATTGCGCTTGGAATTCTCCTTGGCGCCTCAGCAATCGCAATGCTGATTCTTCCGGGCATTCTAGGACTCGCCGGTTTGATGTTGGCGTTCGGAGTGGCGGCAATTCTAGTCGGAGCAGCAGCAATCCTGTTCGCTGCCGGTGCCGTGATCTTGAGCCTAGCCTTGCCCGACCTGGCCGCAAATCTGCTCATTTTCGCAATGGTGGCGCCCGAAATCGCAAAGGCGACCCCCTACATGATCGCGATGGGGCTTGGTTTGTTGGTGTTTGGGGCTGGGGCGTTGGTGGCTGGCGTTGGGGCAATCGCCCTTGGGGCCGGACTACTGGCGCTTGGTTTGGGCCTCGCATTGGTCCAAACCTTTGCCCCCGGCGGCGCAGTAGCACTGTTGGAATTTGTGGATGCGATCATGCCTCTGATCTGGAAGCTACCACAAATCGGCCTGATTTCAGTGGGTATCGCTGCCTTGGGTGCGGCAATGCTCGTTCTCGGTGCCGGTTTGCTTCTGGCAGGCGCAGGCGGGATCATGCTGGGCGCTGGTGCAATCGCGGCTGGTATTGGCCTCGCAATCCTCATTGGGTTGATGGCCCTCACCACACCGTTGATCGATAGGATTGTCGTAGCGTTCGAGAAACTCGGGCCACTTGCTCCGGGAATTGATGCCTTCGCAATGGCGACCATACGAGCAGCCGTTGGGCTTGGAGCATTCGTGGGGGAAGCTCGGTCGGCAGCAGACCTGGCCAACCGTCTGGTCACCGTCTTCTCGGCGCTAGCCGTGGCTTTCACGAGGGTGGCTTCTGCTTCGGTGTCTGCTTCGACTATGATCGCCTCGGCTATGAGTTCGATGGTAAACTCCACCTCGAATGCCGCCACTGGTATCAAGACGTATACGATCAGCATCCTGACGAGCTTCCAGAACCTCGGACGCGGTATTGGCACTGCCGCCCCGCAGGTAGCAGGTGCGGTCACTGCGATGATGCTCAGTATCGTCACAGCCATCACAGTCGGTTCGGTCTCAATGCAGACCTCGTTCACGGCGATCATCACCCAGTTCACCAACTTCGGGAAGAAGATCAAGGAACAGGGAGACGCCGCCAGCAAAAACACCAACCTCGCCATGCGAGATATCGTGAAGGAGCTGGAAAACGCTGCTCGTTCGATCCCAATCGAAATCGACAAGATTGTCAAGGCATTTGGAAAGATCGCCACTGGCATTGATCAAAATAGGAGTGGTGCAATCACCGCTGTCCAGAAGATCACCTATGGGTTGAGGGTGGCGCTTATCGACAGCGTCGGTCCGCTGGGCAGTCTCGCTTCTGGTGTTGGTACGGCAATCGTCAACGGCATGATCAGTGGAATGAGGGGTGGGTCTGCTAGGCTCAACACTCAGGCCAGAACAATGGCTAAGTCGGCACTCAATGCGGCAAAGAACGAACTGGGCGTCAAGTCTCCTTCGCGTAAGGCGTACGAGATGATGTCGTTCTTCGTGGACGGCGCTGTGAATGGTATTCGAGATGGCGTACCAAGGTCGGACAGAGCGTCGAGGAACATGGCCATGTCCATGATGGATTCCGTCAGTCGGACCATCGACGAGATGTCCGGGGACTTCGACCTGCTCGACATCAACCCGACGATCACTCCAGTATTGGATCTCGACCAAGTCGCTCGACAGGCTTCTGGGCTACAGGGACTGTTCGGCGCAAGAATCGACCCCTCTTTCAACAGGGGGCAAGCAAACGCTGTTGCGTCTCTCGAAGAGGCCTTCGGTGGATACAAGTCCACTCGGACGGAAACGCTTGTCAAGAAGGTCGAGTTCAATCAAGAACTACATTCGCCGAAGGAGCTTTCTGCTTCGGAGATCTACCGTAACACTCGCAACCTGATCTCCGTCGCAGACAGGGTGGAAGGATAAAAGATGCTCACCCAG